TCTTTAGATGATTTTGCAAAATTTGATTATGATGGGAATCTTCAAAGTGGAAAACTTAAGGATTTGCAAAATGCAATTAAAAAACTCGGTCCTCTAGTAACTGCGTTTTCAAAGTTACAGGACGATCTTAGACAAAGAGAGAAAACCTTAGAAAATTTAAAATCAAATCCCTTTGATCCAAATACTACTATAATTAAAGAAGAAATTGATGAAAATACTGGTGAAATTAAAAAATTAACTGCAAATGAATTTAATAAAAAAACTTATTATATAGATCAGAATGGTACAGTAAGATTTAAGAAAAATGATGTACCAGCAATATTTTGGAATGCAATGGCAACTGAAAAAGATAAAAAAATATTAGATAGAAAACCATATTATAAACAAATATCTTTTTCTAAAATAAATCCTGATAATTTGAATAATTCAGTTTTTAATTTAAATCCTGATCTAAGTAATTCAATTATTTTTGCATATCAAAAAGAAATAGAGTATGTTCCATTAGATTTAGGTACTGGTTCAAACATAAATTCTGAAGAATCATTTAATTATGATGAATTAAAACTACCATCTATATGGACGAACGATTAAGATAAATGGCAAAAGCAGCACAAGCATCAATTTATGAAGTTCTTACTATTGATAAGGATGGTAAAGAAGTAAATATTCAAGGAAAAACTACAAGTTTTTCTTATTATGAAAGTGTATTGTCTCCTAATATAACAGCATCACTTACATTTATGGACACTGGTGGTTCAATAGCATATGATAGTAATTATGATAAACAAGAAAGATTAGGTTCAATATATAATGCACTTCCTATTACGAGTGGTGAGAAAGTTAAGTTTAGAATAAGAAATAGTAATTTAGGCACTCTTGATTTTGAAAGAAACCCACTTATTATTAATAGTGCATCAAATTTAAGTCAAACTTCTCAACAGAATGCAGTTCTTATTAATTTAATATCTCAATCATCACTTACAAATCAAAATTCTACAGTATATAAAAAATATAATGGAAATATTGGAAATACTGTTGGTAATATTATAAAGGAATATTTGGGTACAGAACAAAGTAAGGTAAGGATTGATGATACTAGTAATGATTATTCTTTTACTGGCAACAGCTATTCTCCTTTTGAATTAATAATGTGGTTGGCAGCAAAGTCTGTGCCATCCGAAGGTAATGCTGGATTTTTTTTCTATGAAACAAGAACAGGATTTAATTTTAGATCGATTGATTCTTTAATTTCTCAACAACCAATAGCAACTTATTATAGATCAGATGCATTCGCAGCCAATATAGATAATAACATTAATGATTTTAAGATTATATCTTTCTCTATTAGTAAGAATCAAAATTTTCTCAATACCTTAAAAACTGGTGTTCTAAATTCACGTAATATCTATTTTAATCCTAAAACATTTGAAGAAATTGAAGAACCATTTCAATTTACTGAATTAATAAAATCTTTGGGTAAGGATGCAGAAGAACCTGAAGTAGATACTGATATTAGTAGTGGAAAATTTACTAGAACTCATTTTGATATTCTAGATATTGGAACGCATAGTCCTGAAATTGATGGTTCTGATAATAATGATCCAACTCTTTGGCAAGCACAATCTACAATGAGATATAATATATTATTCAGTCAAGTGGTAAATATACAAGTGCCTTGCAATATTAATTTGAGAGCTGGCGATACTATTAACTGTAATTTTGAAATTGTCACACAAAGTAGTAAAGAACAAGGATCTGATGACCCAGTACAAAGTGGAAAATATTTGATTATTGATTTATGTCATCATTTTAATCCTACCAAATCTATGACTTCGATGACTTTGGTTCGTGATTCTTATGGACTATACTCTAAAAATAGCTAATGAAAAATAATTTAGGAACAATCGGTAATTATAAATGGTTCATAGCACAAGTTGCCACGGATCAAAATGAGACTGTTAAGGAAGGTACATGGGATGATACTCATGGAGGTCGTGTAAAAATAAGAATACCTGGAAAACATCCAAAAAGTAATGATAATCTTTCTGATGATAATTTACCATGGGCAATCGTTGCTAAATCAACTTTACATGGAAATAAAAATTATGTATCTAGTGGTATATGGGGTGGTGAATGGGTAATAGGATTCTTTATGGATGAGGGAGAACAACAACCTGTTATCACTCATGTGCTTGGTAATAATGAAACAGAATATGAAACTAATAAATCAGATAGTTTTAAAAGAGTAAATAGATACAATTCTAGTATGAAACCAGGTAAACATCAAATTACAGTAGGAGGTAAACCAGCAACACCAACAGACATTAATAAAGAAGATTTTTTAAATATGGAAGTTAAGGTTCCTACTACTAGTAGAGATATTATACCGACTCCTGATATTGATGAATCAGAAGGTACAACTATCAATCTTAATCCTTCTCTATAAATAACCGTATACAATTACAATATAATGACAGTAAACACCAGACAATCAGAAAATATTTATTCTAAAGAGGGTGCTTATTATAGTGATCAACCTCTATATTCTCAAGCATATCAAAAATCAACAATATTTGCTGATGCACTAGTAGATACTGGAGATCCTTGTGGTAAAAGTGAATTGGGTAAAATTAGTGGTGCACTAAGAAATTTATTCAAACAGTTAAAGTTGATTAGAAAATATGGTCAGATGTATGTAAATGAAGTATTATCTGATTTAAGTAATATAAGAAGTTTAATTAAGGATGCTTCAAGTATTATTGCTGCTGCTCTCAGAACAATTGTTCAAAGATTACGTAATTTTATAATAGATAAAATTAGAGGTGTAGTTCAGGCAATAGTTGATAAAATTTTTACTACACTTGCAAATACTATAAAAGGAACTATAGTTCAGTTAATTATAAATCAAATTCTATGTAAATTTACTGAGATATTAGATGGACTTGTTGATTTTGTATCAAATTTCTTAAGTGAGTTAGTAGGTAAAGTAGTAAATATTCCTCTTTGTGCAGCACAACAATTTGCTAATTCATTAATTAATAACTTAGCAGCAAATATTGATAAAGCATTGGCTCCAATTTTAGATGGAATAGGTGATCTTATAGGTGGAATTGGTAAAGTTGCAGGTTCAGTTTTTTCTGCTATTGATAAAATTCTTGCATTTGAGTCATTTTTATGTCTAGAACCAAAATGTCCAGAGAATACTGAGATTAATCTAAATCCTTCAAAGACCACACCATTTCAAACTGCTAAAGATAATTTTGAAAGTTTTATAGAAGTACCATCATCTTCCGATGTAGAAGATTCTATTGGTGGATATATTGATGGATTTTCAATTTTTGGAGAAAAAATATCAGATAGTCCAGATAGTGGACTTGCTTGCGATACGGATCCATATAGATGTGGACCTCCAACTATTGAAATTTTTGGTGGTGGTGGATTAGCGGCTGCAGGAAGTGCCATTGTTGATCATTTAGGTCATTTAATTGGAATTAATTTAGATAATGGTGGATCAGGATACACTACTCCACCATTTGTTGCTATTATTGATGCTTGTGATCATGGACAAGGTGCCTCTGCATATTCTGAAATTAATAATGAAGGAGTCGTAGTACGAATTATTATAGTTAATACTGGTGATGGTTATGATAATCAACCTACTGGTGGCACTGAATTTGATGATGTTGACACTGATACTGATGTTGTTAGTGGTATAATATCAGATTATAATATATGTCTGGAAGGTTTTGAAATTATTTCAACAGGAATTGGGTATTCTCCCACTGATGAAATAACTATTACACCTAATATACCTAATTTAGAGGTGAGTGTGAGTATGAATGAGCAAGGGCAGATTATTGAAATGCAAATTTTAGATAATGTTTGTGGTATAACTGAGATGCCAGATATTGATATAAATAGTTTGACTGGAGCAGGAATAGAAGTTAGACCAATACTATCATTTAATAGAATTATAGATGATTCTCCTCAAGAAGTTTCTGATAGAGTTGTTGAGGTTCCTATTGGTACTGATGAAGATATAATTAGAAATCTTGCTCAACAGCGAAATATAGTCCGTGTCATTGATTGTGTGTCTTAAATTATGAGTAAAGTTTTTCAACCAGAACATGTAGTAACTGATAATCCTCATGGAGGTATGGTTTATGGTCCCATATCAACAGAAAAGGATGATGATGGGACTAGATATTTACAAACGGTTAAAGGTGGACATACCCTTATAGTAAATGAGAATGGTAATAAACTAGATCATACTCCTGGTACACACAATGAACTTTGTGGTACAGATCTTGTCAAAGGTAAAAATACAGACGCTTCAGATGAGGCAGTAGCAAAGGCAATAGTTGCTAGACATGGAGATATAGTTATGATTGCAGAGCATGGAAATATAAAATTAAAGGCAGAAAATATTTGGGTTGAAACGACTGGAACTGGCAATAGTGGTAATTTTTTAGTAAAAACCAATGGACACATTGCAATGACTGCTGGTGAGAAAGCAACTTTTGCTGCAACAAAAATTTGTATGATAGGTAAGGATCAAATTACTTTAAGTGCAAAAGGTCCCATAGATTTATTATGTAGTGATTTAAACAAATCTTCTCCATTGACTAGTATTTTTAGTATTTTTACAAATATGAGTTTAGCAAATTTATTGAAATTAGTTGATCAAGAGTGTGGTAGACAATTATGACATTAGATAAAGCAAATTTTAATAGTATAGATGTTTACAATCCTATTTTAGGAAGTGGTATAGAAGTACCTAGAATGTTCTGGAAACCAGGAACATCAGCTTCCTATAACCATCATGTAGGCAAAACATCAATAACGGGATTATGGCAAGGAACTTTAATGGCAGGAATGAATCCTGACTCTCCTTTCTCTTATCTTGGTTCTCCTGGTAATATAAATCTACATTGGCCATCTCTTACTACTTACTATGGTGATCATATTGTAATTGGTAGATCGACTGTTCTTGGAATAGGATTTAGAACTGCTGTTGCTAGTGCAACAATGGGAGCAGTAGGACCTTCTAAGGTAATTAGTGGATCTACAGCAAAGGTAATAGCACCAAGAGTGACAATAGGTGGTGCCTTTGTTAATATCGCTGCTCCTCCTTTCGGCATAATGATTGGTGGTAGAAATTGGGCTGCTGCAACAGCTTATTGGGATAGTAAGAAATCATTTGATATTCCTCATCCATCAAAGACAAATCACCGTCTAAGATATATTTGTACAGAATCACCAAAAGCAGATGTATATGTAAGAGGAAGACTTAAAGGTGAAAATATAATTAAATTACCAGATTATTGGAAAGATTTAGTTGATGCGGACAGCATCACAGTTCAACTACAACCGATTGGACAAACACAAAATCTTGTAATCCAAGAGTTTGATAATGAAAAAATTGTTATTGTAGAGAAAGGTAATATTGATTTTATTACTGATGAATCAATTATTGATTGTTTCTACCATGTGTATGGAGAAAGAAAAGATACTACTAAGAACATATCGGAGTATGAGGGCTTGACACCAGATGATTATCCAGGAGATAATAGAGAATATGTAATTAATGGAGGTAAAAGATGAAGAGAGAAACAGAACTAGCACTTGATAGTATAAAAAAACAAAATATAGAATTGGGTAAAGGTGGAACTGATGGCACTCCTGATATTACTGTTCCTTCAACTTATGAAGAAAGATCAGTAGCACAGAATGATAATGGAACTTGGAATCAAAATATTATAGAAGAAGAAATTCCTGTAAAAAAAGATATTGATCAACGTGCTACTGAATTAGAGGGATTTGAGACAGATGTTACTAACTATGAGAATTTATCTAAGATTGGAGACAATAAAGTTCTTTCAATTCTAGGTGAAATTAATGCTAAAAAGTTAGAAATTCTTACTACAGTTAATACTGCAGTAAGTGCTGGATGTACTTATTTTGTAGGTGATGGTACTGAAACTTCATCAGTGAATTCTGGACCAGTAACTGTAAGTGGTGTAGTACTAGGTCCTCCTAATACACAGACAGTATATAATACAGATTATCCACAACTCACTGAAGATTCTGCAAAATTATATAAGTATAATGACTTAAATAATTATTCTTCTGATTCTCCTTTTACAGGAATATCTTCTGCTGTAATAACAGGAACTAATGTTGGAGCAGGTTTTTCTACAGCTTGTTTTGCCAATTTTGGTGCAACAATAGAAGCAGGTGGCAATACTCAATTCAAAATAATAAAAGGAACAGAAGGTGGAGCATGTGCTGGTTATTTGAATACTATTAATACATTAGCATCAGAAATTGATACATTAAGAGATTCATTAGGAACAGATTGGACTGTTGGTGCTTATGTTGGAGTTCTTAAAGATACTAATCAAGTTAAAGATATGAAAACAGGGTCAGAAACTATGGTATGGTCATATAAAAATGAAGATTCAGAACTAGAACAACAAAAAACTTTAAATAATAGTCTTATTAGCACTATTGAAGGTCAGAGCGAATTTCAATAACTTGACAAAACCCTCTATATAATGTATGATGCCTTCCTTAGTGTTGAAAAATAATGTTTTTTGAAAAAGTTAGTCTTGTTACTGGTGGATTTGATCCAATTCATAGTGGACATATAAGATATTTTGAGAGAGCAAAGGATCTTTCTAATTATCTTGTAGTGGGATTAAATGGTGATCCTTGGTTGACACGTAAGAAAGGACAATATTTTCAATCGTGGACTGAGAGAGCAGATATAATAAGACATCTTAATATGGTAGATGCTGTCATATCATGGGATGATAGTGATAATTCTGCGTGTGGTGCAATCGCAAAGTGTTTAGAAATTTCAGAAAAGGTAATATTCTGTAATGGTGGTGATAGAATTAAAAGCAATACTCCAGAAATTCAAGGGTATGGAGATGATCCTAGAGTAGAATTTAAATTTTCTATTGGTGGTGAAAATAAGATGAATAGTAGTTCGTGGATACTTCATGGATATTTTGAACGTCAAAGAAAACTTTTAGGTATATAATTTCCTATTTTCTGACTAACTAAATAAGATATAGTAATAATTTTAGTAGTCATAATCCCATGCCTCTGAATAAATTAGATAATTTTATTA